CTAGGAACGGATTTTGTTCTGGGACAGTCTATTTTAGGCACCGACAGGCCCTTTGTGCCCCACTCTATGCCCTTTGATGGATATGGTCACGGTGTTACAATAGATATAGAGCAGACTGGTACGGGCGAACAGGTCGATATATATGGATTTGCTATAGAATATGAATCAGCTGACTTCTCACAAGAGGGCGGCTCTACTAATGAATCAGGAGAATAAAGATGTCTCAAATTGATATTAGACGCGAATATGCAGATGGCGACGTATTACTAGCCGCTGACTTAGATGCAATTATTGATGACGTTGAGACGTTTATCAATACGACAAAACTAAATGATGACAATATTCAGAATAGTGGTATTACTGCATCCGACAAACTTATTGACGCATCTATTTCTACTGCAAAATTGGCAAGTTCTGCGGTGACTGCGGCAAAGTTAGCCTCTGATTCAGTAACAACCGCAAAGATTTTAGATGCTAATGTGACTGCAGCGAAGTTGGCTACTGACTCAGTAACAACTGCGAAAATACTTGATTCAAATGTAACTACTGCAAAAATCAATGACGCCGCTATTACTACTGCAAAATTAGCAGCAGGCGCAAAGGCCACAATTAAGTCTCAAATATTTACCGCTAATGGAACTTGGACATCTCCAGCTGGTGTAACTGCAGCCCTCGTATATGGAGTAGGCGGCGGTGGTGGTGGTGGTGGTGGAGCTGGTAAGAATACCTCTCATGGCGGCGGTGGTGGTGGTGGTGGAGGTTCGGTCGCTGTCCTTACTCCAGTCATTGTTACTGAATCTACAGGTTATGCCGTAGTTATTGGAGCAGGTGGAGCTGGCGGAGCTGGTGGAGGCATTAACTCCAACGGAAGCGCGGGTTCTGCGGGCTCATCTACAACTTTCGGCTCCCTACTCACAATCCCTGGCGGCGGTGCAGGTTCTGGTGGAGTCGTAGACAGTTCAGGACAGGCCGGAGCCTCCTCTGGTCATTATAATGGTGTGCATAGAACGGGTGGCGGAACTGGCGGCTCCTCGTCTTCTGGGGATCGCGTAATTCAATTTGCGGGCGGCGCTGCAGGATCTAACGTATCTGCTGGAAACGGTGGAGGCGGTGGCGGAGCCTCCTCATTTGCTGCTGGTGGTGCTGGCGGGAATGGAAACGTATCTGCTGGATCTTCTGGATCTTACGGATCAGGTGGCGGCGGTGGCGGCGGTGGTCTAGCTGGCGGATCTGATTCAGGCGCTGCTGGTGGAACTGGCGGCAATGGTTATTTAGAAGTTTTTTGGGTTATCCCTACGTAATTAGTATATAATATTGAAAGGAGGCTGTAGATGGCAGCTTGGATGTTACCTGCGGCTGGAGCCGCGTTAGGGTTTTTAGCTGGCTCTCAAAAACAGGGCCAATCTCAGTCAGTACAATTAGCTCCTCCCTCAGCTAGTGAACTAGCCGGAGAACAGGCAGTTGTAAGTAATTTACCGATCCTACAACAGTTAATAAATGCTGGCGCAAATCAGCAGGATGTAACTGCAGGGCTTGGTGCGCAGCGCGGGTTAGGTGATCTACTTGCACAATATGCACAAGGAGGGTTTCTACCCTCTCAGCAAGACTTTGCTACAGCACAGGGTTTTGCTACATCCGCATTCGCCCCACAACAAACTGCAATCAATCAGCAGTTCGAACAACAGCAGCAGCGAGTTGCCCAGCTCTCAGCGCAATTAGGTCGGCCAGTTAACGATCCTATTCTACAAGCAAAACTCTCTCAAGAACGAATGCAAGCACAAGAACGACTCGGAGCTCAACAGTCTGCATTTGTATCAGACTTTGCGCAGAACTTACCTATGCAGCGACTTCAGTTTACCGGGCAGCTAGCTGACGTGCGATCTCAATTAGCTTCTCAGGCAATGGCTAATAGACAGGCCCTTATAGGTCTTGGAAGTCAATTACAATCTCAAGGTCAACAGTTTAGAGCAGGAACTGCTTCTAGATCTGTAGAGGGCGGTGGAGGACTGTTAGGCGGTATTACAGGAGCCCTTGGTGGAGCATCTAGTTTTATGCAATTAGGAAATTTATTTAATAGCGGAGCCCCGTCTCCATCAATGCCAAGTTCTGCTTCAGCAGCTAGTCAACCAGCTAGCAAGGTAGCCCCCGTTAATCCATTTAGAGCGGCAACTCAAGTATTTGGGGCCCCTGCTGCTGTAGTATCTCCTAGCATTCCAGCATATTTACAAAAATCAGGACCAGCATACCAACAACCAGGTTTAGATATGTCTTGGGGCATTCCCCAATTTGGGAGGTAATCAGTGGATGATTTATTGAAGGCTTTTCAAATGTTTCAGGGAAGTGTGCAGCAAGCTGCCGTTTCTAATGCAGTTGAGGGAGCGTCTCAGCATATGAATCAGATCAATGCACAGATATCCGATGAGGCGCAGAAGCGTCAGGCGTTGCAAAATCTTGGTAATAATTTGGCCCTAAGACTTACTGGAGTTGGTGCAAATGCGGCGCAAGTAGAACAGGCATTTAGAGCCGTTGCTCCACAGAACTTTGGATCAGCAGAGCAATTACAATTAGAGGGCCAACTTTCAGGTAATCAGCAATATCAACAAGTTGCTGGCGATATCATAAAGCAGCGCGAACAAAAACAGAAGAGTCTTATCATGATGCAACATGCTAATGATTTAGAGAAACTGAGAGTTGCTAATCAGTTTGAAGTTGCGCGCGACATGATTAAGTCAGGCACAAAGGCAAAAGACCTGCGACCAGAAGACGTAGCCTTCAGCACTAATGTGCAAATGGCTAATAAATTTATAGATGAGCTAGGTTCTGCAGTAGAGCGTTCTGGAACATGGGAAAGTCGTTTAGGAAACACCGAAGACGCCGCAGCCCTTGATGCTATTCCATATCAATTAGCAATAACATATGCTAAGTTAGTAGATCCTTCCTCAGTTGCAAGAGAGGGAGAAGTTGCCGCCGCGCAAAAATACCTAGTAGATTTAGGTGTAACAGCTGATAAGGCTAAAGTACTTGAGCAACTAAAGCGGATGCGCAAAACCGTTTCAGAATATTCGTCTACTAGAGCAGGAGTACAGTCTGCTGGTTCGCAAATTAAAACTGCAGCGCCGCAAGATGTACAAGTCCGTAGACTTCAAGATGGGACACTTGTCAAAGTTCGTCAAAATGCTCAGGGCCAATGGGAAAGTGTGGACTAAATGGGAAAAATCTATTCTGAATCAGACTTCATGCCAATGAGCCCTTCACCAGCCCCTGTATCACAGGGTAGGGTATTTTCAGAAGCAGATTTTGCTGGTGGTGATATACTACCAAGTTACGCTAATGGCCTCTCTCCTGAGACTGCTATAAACAGTTCCCCTATATCAGTTGAGGATCGAGCGCGCCTCTCAGTAGGAAACGAATCTGGAAAGATTAAATTTTTGCGTGAAAATTACGGCGCAGTTACCCGATCTAAAAGTGGGGACTTATTAGTACAAGATAAAACTTCAAAGTTATGGCATCAAGTAGATCCTTCAGGACTTGGTGATGGAAACCCGTGGGAGAAAACAAAGGAGTTAGTAAAAGACGTTACTGAATTGGCTCCTATTGCTGCTAAGACAGTCGCACAAATTGGCGCTGCTGTTGGATTAGCTTCTGTAACTGGTGGAACTTCACTACTTGCACAAGCTGGAACCTCTGCAGCTGTTGGCGCAGCCCTCGCAGCTGGTGAGACATCTTTAGGTCGACTAGTTGGAACCTATGAGGCTCAGCCTGAAGAACAGCTTAAAGACATAGCTATAGAAACCCTCATTAACTTCGGCGGTACATATGTAGCAGCAGGAGTTAAGCCAGGCATAAGCATGATTGCTGACGGGCTAAGAAAGGGCGCCAAGGTTATTGGAAAAGCCATTCCAGAGGCTATGAAGAATGTTCTTGGATCTCTTTCAGGCGCAGGCACTAGAAGTGTTAACACTCTTATACAAAATCCTGACGAGGTTACTGCAGCAATGAAGGCGGCAGGCCTTGGGGCGCAAAATGCTGACGATGTTGTGAACAATCTTGTTAGTGATAGTGTTAATAAAATTGCGACTATTGCAAGAAGGCTTCGCGGCGCAATCAGTAATATGTACGACTCAATGTCTAAGCAAGTTATTCAGAATGTTGATGACGGCTTCAAACCTGGTTTTAAGGAATTACAATCTAAATTAGAATCTCAACTAGTCTCTATGGGAGTGGGTAGGATCAATCCGAACGGGGCGTTTCAAGCATATACCCAACAGGAGTTGAGGCAATTGGCAAAAGAGACAGGTCAAGTAAGCGAATTCTTAATGGACAGGGGCTCTCGTGAAGTCATAGATGACCTAGTGAATGAGCTGCGCGTTTTAGGCTCAATTAAAGAAGCTAGTGGTCCCGCAGGGGCGGCGCAGGTGATAAGACTTAATAAAGTATTCGGCGATCTAACTCGACGTTTAAAGGAGTCGGCAGATGATCAAGCACTAGCCCCAGCACAAAGAGCCCTGGGTTCAATTAAATCCGCTTTTGATGAGCACGTTATGAAGCGGTTTGATTTGTCTAAACCCGTTGTTGATGCTAATTCTGGACAACTTAGTTCTAATCTCTATAATACTCTTAATGAGACATATCATAAGGCTATGACTGAGACAAGTTTTCTTAGCCGCGCAGTATTTCAAGCAAATAAACAGGGTTCCTCACAGCCTTTTGAGACTGCTTACAAGCAACTCATATCTAAGTCTGGCACTAATGTAACACAAAAAACTTCATTTGATACTGCCCTAGATTTAATCTCTCGCCATGGGGGTGACGAGGGACAGGCAATTGCTAGTATGGGACATATGATTAAGATCAACGATGCTGCACGTGGTTGGATACCGTTTACGCGACCAGGAGCAGTTTCTCAAGCATTATCAACTGGTAGTGTTGCAGCAGCCGCTAGTGGTAATCCTGTCACAGCTCTTATAGTAGCGGGCACTGCCGTAGCTACCTCCCCCAGAGCAGTAAAGTCCTTAATTACATCCTCTATGGCAGCAAAAAACTTCGTTTCTAAACTTACACCTATGCAACTAAAGCAAATGTCCAACAGTCCCGAACTATTGGGAAAATGGGCAGAAACTATAGTACAGGCTCCAGCTTTTGCAGAGTCTACAAAACAGTCTTTAATAGACTACGGAATGGGAAAGGTGCGGGGCGAGTAGATGAAAAACGATGAGTTGATGGAACAACTTCTTTTGAAAATGCATGAAGATTTGTCAGTTATCAAGCAAGATCAGTCAGCTATGAAAGTAGATCTAAAAGAGCATATGAGAAGAACTGCGGTTATAGAAACCGAAGTTAAGTATCTCCACAAGCAAATTTTCATTGCTCATGGAGCTATTTCATTTGTGTCATTTGTCGCTATTCTGGCAGGAATTTATAAGGCGTTTTCGGGCTAACTGATCAATTGTGGCTTGAATATAGATTTGAGCCATCGTGGACTTCATGTCATTTTTCCATGCGTACAAAGCAGCTTCTTGAATGTCTACGATATCCTCTGAAGTTAGAAGATCTGAGACTACAAACTTAGGATAATCTGGTGGTAAGATATCGCTAACCATTGTTAGAACTCATTATCTTGGAGTAGTTATTGAAGGCCTCTAAATCAGCAAAGCGCATTTGCACATCGCTTTCAGTTGTAATTCCAACTTTGTTGCTATTATAGCTAGAAGATCCTGGAAGTAAACTATAGTACTGAATCCCAACAGAACTAATGATTACAATATTTCCTGGTTGTACATCGAGCGGTTGATACTTGTTTTCATCTGCATCATAATACCCTGGACCTACTGCAAGCACAACTCCTAGATGGGGTTTTTGCATACGTAAATCAGATCGAACACTGGAAGTATCTGCTACAATCAGTCCTCCAGCAGTGCGAACCTCGCCCAATTCCATGCGCTCAACTAGGATCTTATTTCCGAATAACTGGAAGCTACTAGCAGCCTCCTTAAATTTCTCTAGGTATTCTGGTTTCTGTTGCTCCATTATTTGCCTCCTTTTAGGACATGTTTGAAATAGTTGATTTGTTGTTCACGCGCTTGGGCCTCTTTCTTTGTTGAAAAGGTTCCAAGTTTCTTTTTCCCATCATGAGAGTATAATACATATTTAGTTCCTTCTTTTCTAATCATTAAGACCTCCTATAATTTCCCATCCATCCAGTTTTGCTGCATATAAGGAGGGGTAGGATTTAAAATGTCCGTTGTTTTCTAATATAAATCGCAGATCATCAAACTCTCCAATAGCCAGAATATCGCGCTCCTCGCTATAAACTATAGCAGGTCTATAGAACCTTGGGCTGTCATCTAAAAGTGACATGTATTTATGGGCGGCGAGTCCGGGAGCTTCATAGGAGTCTATAAACTGACATTCTTGTTCTTGCAACAGATTGTATGCTCGATTTATAGATATAATTATCGCAGTATCTGGTTCTACTGCCCCGAATAAATAACAGTAATCTTTATAATCTATACTCATAAAATCATGATACACAAGATATAGTTGATTATGTCGAGCAGAATACCAGATTTGCACTATATAAGTTGGATCTAGTCTTTTATACATCTACTGCCCCCGCAGCGAGTCGCAGAGCTGCTACAACAGGATCTAGAACTTTAGGTTTAATAGATATTGGTTTCTTGTTTTTCTTTGCCCTTTTCATCTTTCCTGGTCCGTAATCCTTGTGCTTTTTTGCCAAAAATTCTGCAATATTTCCATTATAATTCATAAGGATGTCATATGCAAGGGCCTTTGGGATTGGATATGTTTGATTTCGACTATCGTGATAAATAGCCCGCAGCAGTACTTCCCCGGTTACATCTTCTTTAGTCTTTGTATCAATGATGGTAAGGTCCTCGCCCATCTTAGCTAACTGCAAAATACTAGTTAATACATACCGTACTTTAGGTGCTGGCTCATAGAAAAATCCATTAGATCGATACAGTGTTCTACCCATTGAGGGCCTCCTCTATTTTGTTTTTTAATTTATCTTCTAACATTGGTTGTAGATATCGACTAGCTGTCTGGATACTGCTCCAGCCCATGACTTCCATGAGATCCGCTTCAGCCAGCCCGCTAGCTGCCAGCTTGCTAGCTGCCAGTTTCCTAAGATCGTGCGGCTTGAGTCCTACCGACTTCATTGCCCGGTACACTTGTAGATAAGTCAGCTGGCTGCTAGCTGTCTCACGAGAGTAAATCCTGCGAGGCTTTCCGCCCTTACCAATCACCTGACCAGAGCCGTCGTACTTCAGGGCCTCATGAATCCGCATGCCTGTAGACAGCATAAGATTTGCAATCTTTCTCACTTCCGGATCTTGAATTAGTGCGATCTTGGCACGAGCTGCCTCAAAAGTAGAATTTACTGGTTTAGATATGTAGACATATTTAAAGAGGCGAGCATTAGTCTGCATGAAGGCTTTATAAGAATAGTCTCCATAAAATTCTTTGAACTTGGAGGCGCGGAGCATGAGGGTTTTAAGGGAATAGGGGCTATACTGAGATCTTAGTGCCGTATAAAATTCTTCGGCTGAAAGATGTAGATAAGGAGTTACGGCCCTAAGTCTATTAAACTCAGACCGTAAAGTAGTTTCACTCCAGGCATTTACTTTAGATTCGATATAGTTTTGGATTTGCAACTTCATGGATCTAGAATATAAAATCTAGGTCATAATTGCAAGTTACAAATTTGTAATTATTGGGGGCCCTGTTGCTGCATAAGCTTAACTACAGCCTTTTGGAGCGTATTAAGTTGCTGTGTAGTCTGTACGTACTGATCTTTCATTGACTGAATTTCACTGCCTACCGTATTTAGGGCATTTGTGAGGCCTGGCATGATATCTTGTACTGTGGGGCCTTGAGGTTGAACAGGCGCCTCAGGTTGAGCTGGTGGCGGGGGTGGCGGGACCTGCTGTGGCTCTTCGCCAGTTGGGGCAGCTAGCTGCTGGGCTTTGCTAGTAACAAAAGCATTACTAGCTGAGAATGTGGCGTATACAGTGCCGAGAATCGCAATCATATTAGTACTTAGGCCATTCTTACCGAGTGCGTCTATGAGGGCGGCGACAATAATCACTACTATCGCCATTACAAACTTGCGTCCACCTATTTTATCGAAGATTGAATTACTTTCCATTTTTATCATCCTTTGGTTTATAGCCATAAAAAAATTCTGGATGACCTCCAGATAGATACTCTTCTCTACTTCCAGGGGCGTGAATTGAGAGCCAAGCATGCACTAGATGTAGTACTTCTCCCCACTGTAGATCATGATCAGTGGTCATCTCATCCAATACTTGCTCTAAGTCTAAAGTTACATCTCCAAGCCGTCTAAGTTTTTTCATTTTTAGGCCGCCCGCGCTTTGCCTTTTCTGTGATGTAACAGTAAACTGGGTTGAATGCCTTCTGTACTTTTCGCGCATTCAGTAACTTAAATAAAAAGTCTTGAAAATCAGAACTCTCAGGATGCCAGAATAGATTTTTCTCATCTGTCATTACGCATCCCCAAAGAAGGGCCTCAAGTTCTTTTGTCGTAATTTGACAGCCCTCTTTGCGCATTCTTGCATAAATAACTGAGAGAGGAGTCTCTGCGTCTAAATATCCAATATCAGGATGCTTCTTTGCAATCATAGTATTTGCCACGAGCACTAAATACTCGTACAAAGAGATGCCTAGAATCTCGGGAGAGCCTCCCCCTCCTGAATTATTAGACATGTTAGCCTCTCAATGATTTCAATTTTTCAGCAATGCCTTTAGTCTCAACTTGAGTAGATTGCATTTCAGACGATGCTGCAGAACTTCCCATTACTACATCTGACAAGTCTTGTTCAACTTTAAAGCGAAAAGATGTCTTGCCTTTGATTTTTATATCGGCTTCACGAGTGATGCGAGTATTAACATTAAGAGCCAGCTTATTGTCTTTGATAAGATACTTCAAGTTTCCAGAGGCGCCTACTACCATGGGCTCGCCAGCAACTCGCATAATTAGGTTCTTAGCTCCTTCAATCTTAGTTGAGTCTTGGATTGCTGTAAGATATCCAGTCAATGACTCCCCTTCAGACAGTTCTGAAAGTTTTTTAAAACTAATTTTCTTATCTACATTTTCGAAACCCATTATTTACTCCTTTTCCACGTATTTTTCCATACGGGCTTATTATCTTTAATATATCTAATACTTCTGATAAAGTCAACTACCATTTTAGTCTCTTCGGCAGTAAGTTGATTGGACTTCAATGTATTGCAGGGGCCGCAGCATGCAGTTGTATTCTTATCTGTATAACCATATCTTGGATTTAGGCGGTCTAAGCCAATGCCAGAAGATTGATTAAGAGTATCGGCCCCACAATAAAAGCAGCCCTGTTTAAGCTTGGTTAGATATTTCTTGTAGGAAAGTGTGAACGCTACCCCACGCCTCTTGGCCTTACCTTTACCCTGCTTATACCTTCGGAGGGGTGTTTGCTTTAATTTTTTCATGCACACTCTCTACAGATTCAGATACTGGAATCATTGCACCGCCAACAGCCAAAAGTAGTACGCATTTGTGCGTTCCACTATAGTAAAAACTAAATATTTGCTCTTTTACTACTTCTACAGGGGTGTGTAGATTTGCATGGGTAAATGTTAATAATGTCATAAAGCGTCCTCAACCTTTCCTAGAATAGACGCATAAAGATCTGCTACAGATTTAGCCGCCTCAATATATTTACTGCGGTCCTGTGGTCCATTCTTTTCATATTCTGGAATTACCTTATTTCTAAGTACTGCAATAGCTTCTAGCATCATATCCTCTAAAAATCTAAGATGCTGTCTTTTTAGAAAAATATCGTGAGTCTCTGCTTCAGCTGTTAAGGGAGAAATCTTATTACTGATCTCTTTAACTAGTGCATTATTGCCTTTTCCCATCTCGGCTTTAGACAAATGGGAGCGCATTTTAGCCAGTCTGCTTATTAGTCGAGCTAGTTGCATATATTCAGGATTGCTCAATTGGATCTTGCTCACATCTTACTCCTTTTTAATCTAAAGTGCTCTTTCGGGCTCTTATATAATTTAACTTCATAAATATCGCCATTGTTAAGTTTTACCTTATTAACACGCTCTCGATTCAATACTTCAATGATTGCCTGTTCAATAATTTCAACGTGAGAAACTTGATCAGTTACTTGAGAGAATTCACTGAACATCTCTTCAAGTTGTTCTCCAATAGAGCCCATACGATCTGTATTTTTGGGCCATGCCTTTGGGGACAGGCTTTTAAAATATGTTCTAAGTGGATCATCATCTCCTCTACAAACTTTTTTATATGAACAGAAGGCGCATTTAATACTGCCTAGCTGGAATTCTTGCTTAGTCTCAGTGAGTTTTCCAGCTGTTACAAGGTCAAATACTGTCTTGAACTTGGTTAATACGTAATCGTGAAGTTCCTTGCTAGGTCTAAATCGCAATTCTCTAACTCGTGAAGTATTTTTAGAATAGTATAATAATACGCAATGATCAATGCCGCGCTCTAGAATAAATGCATTATTTGCATATAGGTTTAATTGATACACGTTCATAGCAAGAAACGGATCATTTAATTCCTTTAAGAATGCTGGAGTATCGTCTGCATAATAAGCATCTTCACCTATTTTTTGTAGTGTTTTTAGTTTTGAATACTTCTCACTGTCCTCCTCCCACGAAGATGAACGATAGGAACTAAACTTTTCTTTTTTACTTTTAACATCACCAATTGCCTTGAATTTATCTGACCAAATTACAAAGTCTATAGAGCCCTCAACCCAGATATCTTGTGTTTCATTTTTTAGATGTAGGAAACTAAGACTCTGCTGCTGGTATCTAATGGAGGCCCCAATTTCTTTGAATCGGGCTCGAAGCTCATTTAGTACATGATATTCGACTGAGTGCCCCAGACCAAAAAGCCGGTGCAAATCTGGGCTGTGAAGATCCTTTTCATAGGTAGCGATCTTTAAGAATTCTGTAAATTCATATGCTAATTCTCGTTCACACTTCCCGGCAGAACTTGGTCTAAGTGGGCTTTTCTGGAACTCTTCACCGGCGTCCCTAAGCTTCTGTAAATGCTCTGTAGTCAGTTGATTGAGAGCGTCAGTATAACTAAAATCAGGCCCTAGTATTTTATTCATTGGAGGATTTTCTTTCTGGTTTATATCGGTCATCAAGATCTGGTCTGTTTTCTGCCATCCATATCAACATCGCTATAGTAGCAGAGGCGTGGGCTAAATGCGAATGTTTTGATTCTTCATCTAAATCTTGCCCCTCACTCCACGCAATTATATGTCTAAGCGCTGCATCTAGTAAGCGCGAATATTTAATGCCGCCCTTAAAGTTGTGTGCATCATACTTTTTAGCGCCATATCCAAGAACAGTCGCAGTTTGCATGATCGCAGCACCAGGAATTAGTGAGATTGGCGGCTTTCCTGAATCAAACTTATTTCCGTTTTCCACTAGTATTTCCTTTATTTTTATAGGCTGTCACTTTTTTATCTGACCAGTCTAGGAACTCTATAAAAGTCATGGCGATTGCTCCAACAATTACAAATAAACCTATCAAAGGAACTATTCCGAATACTGCTAACATTATAAATAATACTAAGCTTATATCAGGCATTGTCGTCTCGACTCTACAAAATCTCCCATAACTCGGATCTTGCGTTCTGTAATTTTTAAAACTAAATCTTCACACTGCTCTTCTGTAAGGGCTCCCGATTGTGCCGCTGTAGAATATAGGGCAATAATTTCTTGATCATTGTCTACAATTGATGCGATAAGGGCTTCCACAGCTAGAACATATCTATCTGCGATCTCTTCGTTTATTTGCTCCATGTCTCAGCCACCTTTCCTTCAGTTTTGATGGGAATGAGTCCGTATTTAGTCATTAACTTAAATTTAGTCATTTCTTGAACTATATCTTGCTCAGCTTTAGCAGCAGAATCCTTAGATACCTCTACAACTAGCTCATCGTGTACTATAAGACGTGGCTCATATCCAAGAGCCCTCACGTCAGAGGCTGCCTGCTGCATTAAATCACTAGCTGAACCCTGGATTAGTGTATTGAGGCCCTTCATGTATACGTCTTCTGGGTTTTGTATCTTAAATGGTCTATCCATTAGATTGTACAGGATTGCCCCACTCTCGAGTTCTGCGTCTAGTTGCCGCTTAAATTCCCATACCCCTGAATAAAACTTTCGAAGTCTATTCACTAGGTCCTTGCAGTCTGCCAATGAGAAAGTATGTACATCGGCTTGTTTAAGTGTCTGAAGCACCCTCTGCGCCCCCGCTCCGTAAAGAACAGCAAGACCAACTGTTTTAGCGATTCGTCGTTCAAGTGGGTATTTAGTTTTTACTTCTTTTGGATCGCAATCAAGATCAAACATTGTGGCCGCATTGGTGCCATGAAAATCTCCGCCGCTGATCATCAAGGCAGCTAGCTGCGGATCTTCAGAGTAATAAGCCAAAATAGTAGGCTCAATTGCTGACAAATCTCGAGTGATAAAAACATTCCCAGGGGCTGCTACAAATAGCTGGTGCAATTCACCTGGAACTTGCTGTAGATTCGGGCTTGATGAGCTTAGGCGGCCAGTTCTAGCTCCAGTAATATTAAAATTAGTATGAATGCGATGTAGTCCAGAACTATCAATATGCGCCCTACTCATATAATCAGGATAAAAAGAACTTAACAACTTTTTCTTTTTTCTGTACTGAACTAAACTATCAATATCTTTATTTTGTAGGGCCAGGCGCTGCAGTGTTTCTCTATTAGTAGACTCGTCTCCATTGATATCTATTGCAGGTAGTCCTAAACATTCTGTTAGAAGCCATTTCAATTGCACTGGAGAATCTAGGTTTAGATCTTCAATTTTACTAATTGCGTTAGCTTCATTACGTTTATACATTTCAGCAGTCTTTGTTGTCCACGTTCCCTCCTGTTCTCGCTTAGTGCGCATTACTAGGTAACGCTCATGAATCTCGGCGCGCTGCTTTTCTCGGTATGCTTTAAAATACTTTTCCCATTGTGTACTTATTTTTTCATTTAGCATTGTTAATATTTGTTCATCGGTAAGCCACATATTCTTTAGGGCTAATATATCTATAGTAATGCCTGCAAGTTCCATATAGAGCAATGTTTTAACCCAAGACATTAGTTTAGTTTTATAAAAGGTGTAGCTCTTATGCCCTTGTTGCTTTAACTTTAGTTCAAGTAACTTAGTAAGTTCTAAAGTATATTGAGCGTCTTTCAATACATATTCATCATCGTCATGGCCTGCTTCTGGCTCCCAAAATGGACTAACATCTAGAAAATACGGGGCGAGAGTTTTCAGTGAGTGATGAGACGCCGTTCTATGTTGTAATCCTTTTCTAGATTTATTAAGTTCTGTACGCTTTGCTTCATACTCAACAAGCCAGGAATCGGAAATCTTTTCTTGTAGAGCAAAGGCCAGGAGAAGCGAGTCCTCAGTCCAAGTATTCAAATCAACTTGTAGACCGTGCGCTATTAGCGTCCTTAAGTCAAATTTTCCATTATGAAAAGTTAGTTCATAAGATTCAGAAGTTAAAAGTTCTTGTAGTTGTTGTATTTTGCGGGGACCCCTAAATACGAATTTTTGTGAGTCTGATACTGCTGCAATTACCGTTATGTCATTTGTTGTATGACTTAAAGCATGATCACAGTTAGTATCCGAACAGTTAACTACTCCGCATCGGGTTTCGATATCAATTGCGAGTAAGTTCCGTCGGCGTTCCGTATTTGATTCGGGGGATCTAGACGATAATTGCATCCTAATATTTCCTTCAATGAATCAATAATAGTTTTATATTGATCAGAAGTCAACCAAAAAACCAGTCCAGGTTTCTCACAACTTTCTATATCGATTCTATTGGGCATCATGTCATCTATACGCACAAAGACTGGAGTGCCTACAGGGAAATTGGCCTCAGAAACTGTGGGGGGCCGGAATAGGCCGCCATCTTCAGTCCAGACATTTCCAGGCATCTTGATATATTTACAAACCACAGCCGGAACTATATCTCTAGTATGGGTATTAAAAAGAATATCTAACTTTTCTGTCGCAGGCAAAGACGGAAAATGGCCCTTGGAAAATAGGGGCTCGACAAACCATTTTACAAACTTATTAAAAACTGGGCTTTCCTTAGCTGAGGGTAGAGCTACTTTTGGTCCTTTCTTACTCTTGTTTTTCAGATGAAATTTTGCCAGTCGTTTCTGCTTCCGAATTGCGCGCACCTCGTCCGCTACTCTCAGACGTTTTCCGCCTCTGTACCTTACCCGTGAATTCGACAGGACCGCCTCCGCATCGTTCGCATCGACTATCTGGTCTGTCTCCAGGGGATTCAAGGGCTTCCGTCGCGCCGCATTTTTGGCATTCGAGTTCATACATAATCCTCATTTAGGGCCTCTTGTTCTTCAGCTAGTGCAGAATTCATCATATGTTCTAGATAGGCCCCTAGGATTAAACCTTTACCAAATTGTGTTTTCATAAATTCATTTACTGCTGAGGGGACAAATCCTTGGGAAATATAGTGCGCAAAGTTTTCTAGATCAATATCATCTGAGGATGGCAATCCGCCTACCGCCTCGCCATCTTCTATGGACTGAATAAACGAATCTCTTACAATAGCTGCGATTTCGCTATAATCAAATCTACTTTCATAATAAATAGTTACTGGGCCATTGTCCTGCTTCTTTTTACTATTCTTGGCTTTGTTGCCCATCCAGTAACCCCTATTGCTAGTGCATCTAATATATCAAACTCGCCTTTAATAACGAGTTCCTTAATTAGACCATGAGATTCAGCATTTGTCAAGAAATGCCCCTCTAACCCCCTAGCAACAGAGACTTTATCAGCTTGTCCGTGTCCAGCAATAACAGATTTTACAGTGCTATTTTGTATATATTCCACACCTAAATCATAGGGGATGCGGCCCAGCAAACTGCCTACAAGGCGCTGTAGAGTTTCGCCGCCCTTTCCCCGCATTACAAATTGTTCAATATAACAAGTGATGGTGGCGTCCGGGTATGTAGCTGCAATGTCTAATACAGTTTTTTCAAAAATATCGGAGATTTGTTTTATGCGATGCGCAAGTTCTTTTCGATTGGTCGTAATATTGCCAGCATATAATATTTCTCTAGTAGTCGTATTTACAACTGCAAAGCCTGTCGGGGAGGAGATACCTGTTCCAGGATCAATACCAATAATAATATCAGGGCCGTTTGTAGTCGCCATAACTACATTATACCGCGCCTAACTATCAGAAACTCTTAGAATACAGGGTAAAATAGACCGTTTTGGTATCAATTGCTATGTAAATTTGGGCAGCTAGTCGCAGTGTCTCTGGAATGTCTTTAATCACCTTTGATTCAAAGTCGTTTACTTTTTGGTATCCCTCTGAAAGTTGTCCCTTTAACGATGCCTCTAGTGCCCTGCATCCGTCGTATGGGGCTTGTGTATGTAAGCATATGCCCATAATGACGCTAGTAGCTAGACTCACTTCAATAATGATATAAGACTAATATCCCCCAGTAGTCTCATAAGCATTCCTCCGAAGGCGTCGGCTTGGTCCTCTTCACTCTTTAATTGTTGAGTATGTTCTATAAAGGCGTGGTATAGTTCGTGTCCTAATACATGGTTCTTTACATCGGCAGACAATTCATCTGCAATATAGATTAAATTCTCGCTTGAGACATAACAACCTGAAACCGTCTCATTTTTAGACGCGGCTATTCTATTGAGATATTTTTGCGAGACGAATCGAACCTTGACTGGGAATAGTGGCCCGTCCAGCATATAGGTTCTTGATCTTTTTCGCTTCGACATAAAAAGCCTTTACCTTTTTGTAGTACGCAAATTGTTTAGGGTTTTTAATAACCTTGTTTGGACCTACATTATAACAAATAAACCAAGCAGTTGCATACCTTTTTTGACATTTTTCTTTAAAAGTGGAGAGATATGCCGCGCCCTGCGATATATTAGATCTTATATCAAACGTAGTTGTTTTATGGTATTTAGGGTGGATCTGTAATAGTCCAACTTCCTTGGCGCTGCCAACTGCCTTGGGGTTAAAGTTACTTTCTGTCTTGATCATGGCTAAAAGCAATTCCGCCTCAATTCCGTACTTGTTCTGCGCCTCTATAGTAGCTGCCGTAATCTGATCCATTACAGGAATTTCTTTGTGCGGTATAACGCCCATCAAAATGGCAGTTACTAACTCCATAGTCATAAACTAGACATCCCGTTTAGTAGATCATTTATATACTTTTGAAGTGGGACCTCTTCAACATCTCCAGCATTATTAAATTGTTTTAACGGGGCGGCATTAGGATATTCAAAACTGATCTTAATCAATCCGATTCTAGATCTGGCCAAATCTGTCTTTAAGTTCAGAATGTCTGTCTTTTGTAGGACTATCTGATCATTCTTCTCTTTTAAAGTAGCCATTAAGGCGGCTACCTGCTGCTTTAATGTGGCGGTGGTACATGTACAGACTGCCGAATGACAGAATGCGCACCAACCTTTTTTATTGAACGGTATAATATTATTATTTTCCATATTGTCCTTGCACTATAGAAATTATGATAATCCCGATCAGGGCTCCCGTCAACCCAGATTTTATTGGATCATTTTTCTGAGACTCCAAGATTGCAATTTTTTCATCCTGCTTCTCGATTAAACTGCGTTGAAGGTCTATTTCGGCATTCTTTTGCTTTATAGCCTTATCCGCAGCCTGTATTACATCTATGCAAGCTGCCTCTAATTCTTTACAATTAGTTTGAGCTTCCGCCCTTATCGCGCTTACGAGCAGCAATAATATCAAGAACCCTTTTTTTACTTGACTCATAATCGGCCTCAGCTTTGACATTTTCAGTGTGAGCATCTACTACCTCCTGTTTCAGATTTGTAATCTGCTTGTTTAGAAAAAATACACGTAAAATCCAACCAAGTCCTACAAGCAAGATAGCTGCTATTAGATATGCCATATTCTCTCCTAAACCAACTCATAATGGGGGCCGTCAAAGAAGGATTTAAAATCCCCGCCCCATTTAATACTTAGGCCTAATTTAGCGGCCTCTTCTTTAACAATTACGCTCAGATCAATAAATTGTTGTTTATCATTCCAATTGGCTTTAATGGGGCATATATCTACAGCTAATGCTGGCAGCGCATTATGTTTACTTCCCGGAAATTTAACCTTACTTTTCTTTGCAAAGAACGCCGCATCTTGTTCAGCCTGTGTTCTATGTCCACATAAAACAGATATAGGCTGTCTTGCATGGACAGCTTCCATCAATTGGATAAGTCTAGGATCACAAGTTTTGAGCCTTTGCAACGATATTGGACTCAGCGCGATGGCCATGTTAGCACCTCTTTTAGACCTTTAATTGTATCTTCGACTGTAATTGAATGCAAGCATTTATAGTCGTTATAATAACAATGCCTAAAATCGAACTCATAAACAAACGTCATTTGCGTTTGACATAGACGGCAAGGTAGTGTAGGGGGCGGTTCAATAGGGTACACTCTATAGCCAAGCGTCCCATATCTATACGGCATTCTATGTTCTTTGGCTACTGTAGTGTATAAGGCTACGATTGGAACGTCAGTACAGGCAGCTAGATGTAGGAGTCCGTTATCTAGTCCTATTACGGCCCTAGCTTGCTGCATGATTCTAGCCGCCTCTGGTAGGGTAGTTTTGTCTATTAGATTGATGCCCTTATCAAAATTGATATCTTCTCTAAACCATCCTTGAGTGCTCGCATCTCCCCAGAAAACATTTTCAGTTTTTCCCAAAAAGACAGGAGTAATACCTTGTTCTACTAACCAATCAACTACTTTATTTATATGAGAAGAGGGCCACTCTCGATTGGGGGCTGTAAATCCACATGTAACAACAACATAATTTGTGCCTACCTTATGTTTAGTTCGATAAGGACGGCGGTCGATACTCAGATAGGACTTCCACTGTGTATCTGCTGGCATTGTATTGGCCAGTGTATGGAATGCGTGGTCTGTTAAATGAGTATGCAATGTATTGTGATGTTCGGTGTCAGTCATTACTCCATGCTTGCTAGGATGCGCCTTCAGCTGCGCCTCCATCTCACTGTATCCATAAATCCTAAGTCGTTTACTATTCATGTGAGACTTTAATAACAATTTAGCCATATCTACAAAATAATCCTGTAGAAATAATCTGGCTTTTTTTATATGTGGATTTTTAACTAAAATATAATGAACTGCCGGGAGGCGGGCCACGGAGTCGCCTAACCCGCCTTTTTTAAAAAGAATGTCTAAGCACTTTACAGGCTTTTTGTCATTATCTTGTCTCATGGCCCAATTTAGAGTTGTTGATAATTTCGTGCAAATACTTGAGAGGAGTCAGTCCACTGTGATTGTTTCCTACTTTTAATATAGTAATACCAATCATTTCACCTTTAGAATTTACAGCGCCAGAGCCAGAGGCTCCGGGTTCTGCAATTGCATCCGTGATATTTACATCCAAAATCTGTTCGAAACCAATTTGCACTAGTTCTTGAGTTAAAACTACTCCGCTTCTAATACTGTAATTTACACCGCCCGCAAAGGATGGAATAAATACTTTAGTTTGAAGTACTGTCTCTTCAAGAGGGGCAAGGGGCGTTTCAGGAATGTATGAAATAGGAACAAATTTAATAATACACAAATCAACATTATTGTCGGGATAAACCTGATACTCAAGAATTGGTAAGTTATTTCCCTCGTAATCCAACAAGGTTCCTGCATGTTCTGGAATATTATCAAGCATATGGCAGAGATGGGCTGCCGTTAGTGCAACTCCATTTTTAACGTGTGTGGCGCTTCCACGTCCCACTTCTGTATTAAATCGCAAGACAGCCATACGCGACTTATCCATAAAACTTAGTGTAGACGGAGGAGTAAATGAAGAATAATAGTTATTTGGTCGCATTACTTTTCCAAATAAACCATACGATATCATAGCTAGGCCTACCAAAATCAAAACTGCTGCGGCCTTTTTATATCCAATACGTCGCATTTTCCTAAAACTCCTTACATAAATAACATTTTCTTTTACCGTGTATCTACGGTAACCAATCCAAAATTTTCCCATTTCTAGTTATATCAATAAACCAATTCAGTCTAACAAAGTTTACATTGCTTGTCAATAGCCGAGTCCAGTTGCCTCTAATCTTATATGCATTAAATATCTGCAATCCTGCTTCAATAGAATTCCATCGTATAAGTCCCCAAGCCAGCTCCCCAGCAGCCTTTGGACTTGGTTTTTCTGAAGTAAAAACTCTGTCGTTGAACTGTTTTACCATCCCATATTTAGAGGCATCCTTGACTCTATGTACTGCAAAGCCCACTTCAGATGCTTGATCTAACAGATTTATAAACGACTCTTTGTCGAATCTAGTGTCCGGTAGGATCAAAATGTTACAAGTTTTATGCCAGTATTTTGACATGGCTAACACTGTATTGGGCCATTCGCCTTGTTGGGGCGTTACGACTACTCTCGCCTTAGGATACTTCGAATTTATATAGGTCCGAAGTGCTATCTTATTTGCAGAAATGCCTATAATAGGAATAAGACCATTATCAAATGCTAATTTGATAGGCCAATCTATCAAACGCTCGCCAGTAACCCCATCTCTGAGCATCTCTTTTCCGTTAATCGGCGATCCCATGCGCGTTCCTAGACCTGCAGCCGGAATAACGGCATGTCCTTTACAGTTTTTCACCTGCATCCTCTATCGCATCTCCGTAAGAGATGGCCCGTTTAACCGTTTCTATCGTAAAATCAGAGAGTCTACGCATGTACCTTGAAAGGCGACTTCGCTCTCTTAAAGAGTAGCCACTATACTGGATGGACTTCGCCGCCTCAATATCTCTTTCATGTAAATTATAATAGGCTACGTTCTGATCTGTATCACGCATAATATGAAAGTTCTCTATAAAATATGGTGCAAATGATAGATATACTTGATCAAAGAACTGGCCCCTGCTTGGGGCGTCTTCATTGCTTCTCTTCAACTCGTTATGTTGCCACTTCAGAAATTCCAATGTTGACTTTGTATAATTCCACAACATGAAGTCTGAGTTAAGCTGTCCCGTCAAATGAATCTGCTCATTAGATGGCACTGTTCCATCATACGGTATAGGCGTAAGAATATGTGGACTTCCAGCCGCATCATATTGACTATACTTTTCAAATATCTCCTCTACAGGGCTATAAAAAATTACATCTGCGCCAATATGTAGTACTGAATTATATCCTTGACGAAGTAACTGGATCATATAAGCTGGCCTAGCTGCAAAGATATCCTTAAATACCTCTAACCTAGTACTAGAAGTAACAATTAAATGATCACTGTATCCGCAAATCTCTTCTCTATCCCCAAAATATAAAATGTTGATTGGGATGTCTGGAGAATGTTTTCGAATATTATCAATACATACTTTCAATCTAGGAAGGTAACTATCGCTTGCTAATATTGCAACTGTCTTATCTAGACTCATCTTGTATTTTCTCCAATGCGGCTTTAAATAAATAATAAAGTGGCGGGCATCCAGCGCGCCCATCTATATCTAGATGGTAGTTTGCAAGGCGTTCTAATACTTCGGGCATAATTGTAAGATATTTCTTCATAGCGATTTTTGACCACAATGTAGGGCGTTTGCTATATGCAAGAATTAAGTTTAGAGCCAGCATATTGTCGTAGTCCCAGGGATGGTTTTTTCTAACAGCTAGATCAACAAAGAAAGCTAAATCAGTTATATAAGTGACTAGATAGGAGAGGGGGCCCAGTAATCCTCTAGCAAATACTCCCCACTCGCTGGGGGCCATTATATCGGGAAACTTATATCCAAGTTCTTGATTCTGCGGCCCATCAACTTTATAGTTTTGATGGAAAAAGAACCGCCCCGCAGCCTTCTTAAATGTATCCCACATGCGCATTGAATCGCCTCTCATGCAGAGGGCAATCTTAATAACACTTAGCTGATCCCGACTCATGAACCGTGGGTTATATCCCCAATACGCTGGATCATTTGATCTATGCCATACCCCTGGCTCTGTTTGCAGTCTTACCATCGCCGCGTCATATGTAGCATGTTGTTCAGTAATTCTTTTCTCAAGGACTTCACTCTCCAATACCGAAAGCAGTGTAAACAGTGCGCCGACTCTTTGTGATGTATCGCCTTGATCTTTGTTGCTCTGAGAGAGTAACTTATCAAAACCAATACACGGGGCTAGGCTATCGATCGCGTTTAAGATATTAGAGATGTCCACTATTTTTCCTTTTCAGTTAAAGGTATTTTAGGCAGCTTGCTACAAGGGCACCAGTCTGAATGATAGTCGGGCAACTTATCAAAGGCTTGGCCCATTGTTTTAGTTATTCCACACTCACATTTTGGCCCTTGAGTGTGAGGTTCTGGGGCTGTATTACCTTGTGGGAGGATATAATCTCCCCAATCTCCCCAACTACTAGATGTCGTAGTATATGGACTAACTCCATGTCCCTCACTCCACTTAACATACCGTTCCCAAAGTTCATAATCATGGTCAGGCGTTGTGATCATGTTAATTATTTCCACGGCACAGGTTGTACAGTTGGTTTCGTTGTTTCTGGTCGAATATACTCTAGACAATTAGTTATATGTGCCGTCTTAAAATAATCTTCTAACCATTTGGGCGGCATCTCGCACTGAAGCGGAGATACCTTCAAGATAATAGGATGAGATATTTTAGGTGTCTCAGTAGTTACTCCGTTAAATAGTACAAAAATAAGTGATAGCATCTATCCCTCCTGAATAATACTCGGAGTTTCTGTGGGAGTATTAAAGACTGGTTTTTTTAACTGTTCAATCAATGCATCAGCAGATGATACTGCTACCATTGCGATTTGTTCTTGAGAATATTTATTAGCAACTGGACTTGTAAGCAGGGCTGCCATAAAATTCATTGCCATTGTTTCTCTATTCGGAGTGTCCACGAGCGCCCCCTTCATTTACAGCTGAAATTTCAAGTAATATTTCGTGTTTACAAGTATGACACTTTGCCATCTTTCTAGTATTCGGAACTGCTCTAGGAAACCCTATACAGTCGCTTCCACATTTAGGACATGTAAAATCATGCATTGAGGTCTCTTCTAAAAGTCCGGTTTTTACATCATCTCGTTTTGAGATATTATGTCCACTTGCCATTATCTGCCCTCTATCCAGCATCCTGAGAGTTTCCAGGACTTGTCTATTGCGTCTATAGACGAGTAATATTCTCCAGGATGTTTATATTGCTCAACTATATAAACATCGTTTACCTCATCGACCTCAATAATTCTAATATAGATTTTCCCATTAGTCAAGCAATGACCTGCTTTATATAATGGAGAAGAAAACTCTACTACCGCGATGTACACGGAAAAGAAAACGACTACACTCATGACTAGTGTAAGTAAATCTAGTCTGGCCTTACGCACCGAAATATCGCGCAATACTTTTAGCATCATTTCTATGTCCTATTCCCATACTATCGGCGGCTCGTTGTAACAGTTCCTCTAACTCCGCCTCATTATGCCAGTTATTTTTTATCCAAGCCGCGAACTTCAGCAGCGACTCATGCCGACTATTTGTCTCGGGATGCATTGCGCCCTCCTCAAGCATCTTTCGGTATATCTCGGGCAACACAGTCCGGGGGCCCTTTGACACGTCTCTATATTGCGCCTCAGCCCGCTCCTCCGCAATCTCCCGCATGACTTTATCGGTCTTTTTTGCAATCTTAGGGTGATATTGGAGCCACTTAAACAACTCTGCCTGAGTCACGCGCCCCTCCCTAACCTCTACCAACTCTTGTAATATCCCGTTATCCCTCGTCGAGCCAGCAAGCCTACTAATTCTATTAGGATTAGACATGCTCATATCCGACTCCATCACACGCATCAATAATTTCGCCGTATTTATATACTCCTCAGCGCCCTTAATAGGATCGGCAAGAGAGATAACAAAGTGCAAAGACTTCCCGCCCGAATACGTGCAAGTCGTCCACGGCATCTCCGTCTCAAGGGCCCTTTCCCACTGCCTTTCAATGGTCATCTCGGGATTATCCCACTCAATTAGGATATTCCGGTAGACTGCGATATTCGCGGCCTCCCCCGCACCCTTCCCGTAAATAATTTGTTTAAGCGGATTTAGGAAAAAGAACTGCTGCCCATCTGCGTGATAGGTAACTGGACTCATCAATGACTGCTTGAATCCGATAGTGTCCGTCTCATCAAATAAGGCAGCTAGCTGTGGTGTCATTCAATTATTCCTTGTGTGAAAGTTTATAAATGATAACACCAGCGACTACGACGAAAAAGATCAAGAACATTGATACTGGAACTTCTCCCATATTATTTCCCTTCTGCTGCAAATAAGGCAGCTAGTTGTTAGTCTAACCAATGCGGCTCATAAAAGCCAGTAGAATCTGTACCGCCAAAAAGCAGGGCTGCGGGATTAACTGGAGCTGCAGCAGGATCTTTGAGAAGCTCTTGGGCCAGTTCGAATCCCATGGCAAATGCTTCCGCAGCTTTAATCTGCTCATCAATATGTGCGAAGTGCTTTTCAGCGTAATCAATAGCGGCCTGTTCTTTGATTTTGTTAAGAGTTGACATTACTAGTCTCCTTTATTAGTTTATTTAGTGAATTTGGCATAAGATCTATTAACTTTGTATTAAGTACTGCCTTAATAAACGTCGCTCTTTGCGTCTTAGTAATAGACCTTGTTTCTACAACAAACTTATGTTTCTGAACTAATTCATCAATGAAATTCCGGCGATTGAACGGACTATATCCACACTCTTTACAGAAACTTCTATAAACTTCATATACATCTTTAATGCGTACTTCAGTTGACGCTTTATCAGCCTTCTCAAGTAGGCCCTCTTCTAAAAAGAGTTCGACTGAATTACGTTGTCTAGTTGCATCTTGTTTAATGGACAAATCTACCAAGATATCTCGAGTATATGCTGTATTACGCGTCTCGTTAATACTTTTCCACAAACCTTCCCAGTTAATTAAATTGATTCGATCAAAATCCATTTTAGGCAAGCATTCGATATAGTGAAATCTACGCATTCCTGTTGTATCTTTAATTAGTGCTGACGGTGATTCGTTACTTGTTCCGATAAATGTACAACGCTGTTGCGCCTTCTTGTAATGATGTTCACGCATTACTCTGTACGTCAATATATCAGCAGTAATCACGCTCTTGACCGTCTCAACTGAACTTCGATCAATCTTTGGCATCTCATCAAGAAATACAATCAGATTAGAAGAGAGCGCCTCATAAAACCTAGAGTCACCAATCTCTGCAAAACTCATGCCTGAATATACATAGTGTTTAAGCGGAGCGAACAATGACTTTAGTGTCTCGGACTTTCCGCTTCCACCGAGTCCCCAAAAGATAGGCATAATGTGGTATGATACTGGAAGTCCGTTAAGTTTTCGCTTTACTTGCCACATAAACTGCATCATAACTGCAACATCTACAGGCAGCGCATTCCCTGTCATTGCTATTAACAAATCTCCAATAGCCGCCTCTGCTTCTATATAAGGAGTTCCGTCATAACTTAAATCTTTTTTAAGAGTCTCGAAACTATTTCTACGCATCTCTTCAATGATGTAAGAAACGACAACCTTCCAATACTGAAGCGGCTTTCGTGGCCTAATCAGCGTAGTGTTATAGATAAGCAGCTCCAAGTACGCCCTAAACTGCGCCTCATCCAAAGTGGACTTATCGACATCCAGATAGAACATCCCGGCCCCTGTCATCGTGGCCCTCAACTCCTGTGTAATCATGTCTCGAATAATTTGGTAATCGAGTGTTACCTGATCTTTAGATCCCTGTACCATAAAGTAAGTCTCCTTATATAGAAACATCCTACAGCTAGCTGCCCCCTTTTGTAAAGTTACAAGTTTGTAAGGAATTAGATAGGTGTGAAAAGTGACATTTCTTTGGAAAAATGTCGCTTTTGGCGCATAAGCTAGTTATTTCAATAATATACATCTTTTCAGACCATATTCACAAATTTATGAGAATGGTTTGAAAAACCGTATAATACTGTTATTATTAGTAAATGGAGAAAAATATCCTCAAAAAGAAATCCAGGCCAAACAGAAGGTGAGCTTCGTCACGTTAGTGGCGATGTGCTCAAGGGCTTCCCTGTGTGGATCAGGGAGTCGATCAAGCTCTATGATTTTCCTCTGGAGGGTCTTGGTGCTCCCCCCCCCACTCTTTTTTGGGTCTCGGCAGGGTGCCTCAGGGCAGCTAGCTGCTAGGGGGCCCAAATCCAATATATTCGATCTGAGCAAAAACTGTAATATTTCCTCAAATCGCATATATTCGAGATGAGCAGCTTAGGTGACGAAAATTGTCACTGACCTGCTTTTTGCGGGTTCTCTGAAAATTTGTGATTGATGATTGACTTTGAATTTAATCACACCTCAATTTTTTTAAAAAACACAAGGCGTATCAAGGGTTATAGCCCTGTTTTTGAAAAGTGTGATTGATTTTAGTATTTATCGCTAAAAATAGAAAAATATATATATTTATAGCTACTAGGGGGTATTTTTCGCTAATTTTGGGCTAATCAGGGGAGTCAATCAGGCGCGACGGTGTTTAGCGGGGCGGCGGGCAACTTAGCAGCTAGCTGCCTCTAGGTTGAACGATCCCAAGCAGGTGGCTACGTAGGTAGCGGGGTAGGTTAGCGTTCAATGGCGGGGCTAATAGAGCGTAGAGGGTTCGCCAAAATTGTCACCGGGAGAGGGGGCGCGAAATTGAAGGGGAGGGTCAATTTGGGGGCTAAATTTTTGATAGATTTTGGGGTAGGGGTACTTTTTATGGCTGGGCGGGCCAGCTTGGCAACTAGCTGTAAGGATGGTCAGTGAGGCGCGTTTTGCAAGAACTGTGCCGATAGTCAGTGTCTCAAATCGAGGCGCGTTTTGCAAGAACTGTGCCGAGAGTCAGTGTCTCAAATCGAGATCCGAATAGCAAGATTTATGCCAGGAAAGGCAGCTAGCTACAGGAAGCGTTTAAGGTTTAGTGGGTGACTAGTTGTTTGACGGCGTCTAAGGCAGCTAGCTGCTTGGGTTTTTAGAGAGGCCGCGAAAAATGTAAAAAAGTTCGGCGCGAAAAATATTCCCGAGAGCCCCTAGATTTGAATTGACATAGGCATGAAGTTTGCTTACTTCTATATGTATATATGAGGAGTAAATAAATGGATAACATTAAAGTAAGCGATATATTAAATAATCATAAACTTTGGCTTAATGATAACAAACAGGGAGAAAGGGCAAACTTTAGAGGCGCGAATCTTAAAGGCGCGAATCTTAAAGGCGCGGATCTTAGAGGCGCGAATCTTAGAGGCGCGTATCTTAGAGGCGCGTATCTTGACGGCGCGAATCTTATGTATGCAGAGCTTGAAGGCGCGAATCTTGACGGCGCGAATCTTAGAGGCGCGAATCTTAGAGGCGCGTATCTTGACGGCGCGAATCTTATGTATGCAGAGCTTGAAGGCGCGAATCTTATAGGCGCGAATCTTGAAGGCGCGAATCTTAGAGGCGCGGATCTTAAAGGCGCGAATTTTATGTATGCATATCTTAGGGAAACAGATCTTAGGGAAGTAAATCTTGAAGGCGCGAATCTTAGAGGCGCGGATCTTAAAGGCGCGGATCTTGTGAACACTTGCGTCTATACTTTCTGTATAGGAAAACATTTTGGCTTTTTACATGAGAATACTATCAAGATTGGTTGTGTTTCTCACAATGTTAATTACTGGCGCAAGAATATTGTCAAAATTGGTCGTGAGAATGACTACACTAATACGCAGATAAAACAAGTAGTTTCAATTTTAAAGCTTTTATTAAAGATTCAGAAAGAAAACAGGAGTGAATAAATATGATGCAACTTCCTTCATCTAATAGCTATATTGACCAATTAAAGCAAAATGAGGCACGTATTCAACAGTTAGAAACTAAAATTACTCAACTTGAAACACAAGTACGAGATAGTATTGATTTGTCTTCAAGTCCGACATTATACTTAATAGAAAAGCAAGCTATCAAGTGGTATCTAACTAGAACAAAAAACAGTAGAGTAAAAACAGCTAGAGCATTGAATATAACTGTGCGAACAATTGTGAATAAATTAAAAGAATATAGACTAAAAGGAGAAGATTTATGATGGCAATTATGATGTTTTTAACGTTAATGGTAGTAATTAAAATGTTACTTATATTTGCGCCCCTCTTACTTATTGCTTATTTAGTAACAAACGAGGTGATCTAATGGTTTGGATTATAGTGTCAGTCGTATTGACGCTTCATTTTGGCTCTATTGGACTTGTGGCTGTAGTGATAGCCATAATTCTTGCTGGAGAGTAATGCCATGATAGTAATAATTGATTTTCTAATTGTCATAGTGTTTATAGTTGGGCTAGTAATGTTTATAAAGGAGTTAACAAATGTATAACATTAAAGTAAGCGATATATTAAATAATCATAAACTTTGGCTTAATGATAACAAACAGGGAGAAAGGGCAAACTTTAGAGGCGCGAATCTTAGCGACGCGAAGCTTAGCGGCGCGAATCTTAGAGGCGCGAATCTTGACGGCGCGGATCTTAGCGGCGCGAATCTTAGCGGCGCATATCTTATGAATGCAGAGCTTATAGGCGCGAATCTTGACGGCGCGAATCTTAGCGGCGCGAATCTTAGCGGCGCGAATCTTAAAGGCGCGAATCTTAGAGGCGCGAATCTTAAAGGCGCGAATCTTAGAGGCGCATATCTTATGAATGCAAAGCTTAAAGGCGCGGATCTTAGAGACGCGAATCTTAGCGGCGCATATCTTATGAATGCAGAGCTTATAGACGCGAATCTTGACGACACGAATCTTAGCGACACGAATCTTAGCGACGCGAATCTTAAAGGCGCGGATCTTAGAGACGCGAATCTTAAAGGCGCGAATCTTAGAGGCGCGTATCTTGACGGCGCAGATCTTAGAGGCGCGTATATTGAAAATACAGGTGTCTATATCTTTTCTACAGGACCTCATTTCGGCTTTTTACATGAAAATACTATCAAGATTGGTTGTATTTCACACCCTATTGGTTATTGGCGCAAGAATATTGTCAAAATTGGTCGTGAAAATAAATATACGGACACGCAGATAAAACAAGTAAGTTCAATTTTAAAGGTTTTATTAAAAATTCAAAGGGAAAACAAAAAGAAGGTAACAAATGAATAGAAATGCTTTTACAAACAGTCTATGGTTGGTATTTTCTGACGATCATTTAGACGGCCTTGTGCTTTCTACTACAGAGGTTAAGGCATATACCAAGAAAGAGCGCGGCTATGTTACTTGTGTTCAACTTGATACAACATTGGATAAATATGAATGGCAGCAGCTAGTTAGCTCAGTCCCAAAATTAGACAATGATGAACTTCTGGGCACTGTCAAAAAGGTCTCCACTCATAAGCAATAGAATGCTCATAACTTGGCATCTGACTTGCAGTAGTAATAGATAAGAGGTACAAGATGGGAACACGAGAACTAAAACAAATACACGAAGCTCACGTGATGAATATGAGCCCGGCAAATGTGATAACACACTTTGAGGCCCTTGGGTTCTCTACAGAAGAAGTTGAACGTGCAGTACGAGCTGAGTATGAAACTGAAATAGATGCTGAAAGTGAAGGTCTTTGTGAATAAGCGAAACGTGATATTAGGTTCTAAAGACTATTACAAAATGATACAGGCCAGGATGAAAGGCCTTCAATGGAAAGTAACTAAAGTGTATATGATTGGGACAATTGAAATGGTACAGTTAACGCTCTTTACAGAGGAGAAATAAGATGAATTTTTTAAATAAAGTATTAAATGGACACGTCTTACTTCCTACTGAAGTAGAGAATATTGAGAACGAAGTACTTGAAATTGATAAATGGCTAGACATGGATATTGAAGAAGTCTCATTGATAGATTCTGCAAAAGAAAGATTGAATTACTTACAGAAAGTATTAGTATTAAGTGAGAAGAATTTATTGAAAGGAAAGAAAAAAATGAAAGATATAAAAGCAAAACCAGAAAGAACGGCAGAAATTATAGATATGTTTACTGTGTTGAATAATGCAAAAAAGTTGCAAGATTTGACTGCTAAATATCAACGAGATGGTGACGACAAGTATTTTGATAAAAAGGTAGCGCATCTTAATCTTGTTATGGAACAGCTTCAAACCTATCAAGACAGTTTTAAAAAAAGAGGCGCTTAATTAAACAATTGCTGGCTTATTTAAAATAAAAGGAGAATAAATTATGAAATATTATCCAAGTAAAAAACTATTTCTTGCATCAAATGTAAACTTTAGTGCTGAACGAATTGAGGCGTATTCATACTCTTGGTGGAAGTTTGTTGCTATTATAGACGGCCTTGTGGTATTTAACAATTATAGGTATTCTACTACTACAAACAGACACCAGTGGAAAGTTAGAAAGCTTATGCAAGACTTGCGAATTAGAATTGACATCGAAGCCCCGTTTAGGGAAGGGTTGCAGAACCTGCCTCAAGACAAGTCATATAATTTTATTCAAGATGCTGAAGAACGGCTTTGTGAAGCATTTCTAAAGGATGAGGAAAGAAAGATCCGTCGTGCAGAAAAGGCACGAGAACAAAAATTAAATAAAAAAATTGAGGTATTTAATGAACAAAAAACAAGTTAAAGAAACTGATATTGAAGACATAGTAACAGTGTGTCCTTATTGTATGACTGAAATGGGATCTCGGGATTATGGGCACTGTGGAGAATCATCAGCGCATTTTGAAGAGGCCTATATTATAGAAGGTGAGTGTTATCTTAAACAAGAAATAGAGGTAATTAAATAAAAGTATTAAATAGGTAAGTATCCCTTGACGACAAGTAAACATTAGACTATACGAATTCCAGTGAGGTATTTATGAAAGTAAAATTTATCGAAAAAGCACAAAATCAAGCTGGCACAACTTACGGCTTGGCACTACTCCCTAATGGAAAATACGGGGTTTATATTCTTAAGCATAACTACGCTGGTCACATAAGAGATGGGATTGTCGCTAGTTGGTGTTACTGCCTTAAGGATGCAGATGAGAGTACAGCCAGAGAACTTTTTCAAAAGAAACTTAAAGGGAAGGTAAAAGCATGAAACTACACAAATGCATACCGTGGAGAGGTTGTGGAGAAGCATCAACACACCTTGAAGACGCTTATGTTATTGAAGATGAGTATTATCTTAAACAAGAAATAGAGGTTATCGAATGAAAGCACTAAGTATATTACTAATTAGCGCCCTTGTAATAGGCTGCGCAGAAGAAAATAAAACTCAACCAGCGGCTACTGTTCAAGCTAGTCCAACGCCTGCAGTTTACCCTGAACTCACTGGCACTTGTTCTGTATATTCGAACATTGTAAAGCGTTGGAGAAATATTGCTAATACAGCAAAATTTACGTTCTATGCAAACTGTACAGGCAAATATGAAGACTCTACAGGGCTTCTTATGTTCTTTGACTTCAGAACAAACATTGTAAATGAATCTTCTGCATATCCAACTATGGACGACTATATGCAAATTAAAGTTACATCTAGTAATGATGAAGATATATATCCAGTTGGTTATTATGATATGTTGCATTTCTGGTATATAAAAGGCATCAATCAAGTTATTATGCAAAAGAATTCTACATCATTTGCTATCGGTTATATTCAATTCTAAATGCTAACAATTGTTAGCGCATGAGCGGCAAGGATGCTGCTATTCCATTCTTTATAACAACTCCAAATCTTAAAAACGTGTGAACACCCCAGCTAGTTGCCTCTCCTTTCCTTATAATCTAGTTTCTAGATACTAAAGACCTCATTGATAATGTATTACAATACACTTCCCGAGTGATTCCGCACACTTAGCCTATTTTTAAGGGGGTAAATAAGCTGCAGTTGACCTAATATCAAGTACTTAGCTCAATCTGCCGCCTAAGTCTGCGGAATGCCTAGGGTTTTGTGGCATGAGGGGGCGCGTGGGTACCATCCAATCAAGCCCAAAAACCACTAGTTGGTACACAAGTTTTGTAGAAATTTGCGTTTAGAGTTAAATTTTTTGCCCCTGTTTGATTGAAAAATAGGGGCATTACTGCTAGAATGAGGTTGTTTTGGAAGAATTTTGTGAATTTCCTGCAGCTAGCTGCCTTATTTGCTGTATTTTTGGTGAATAGTTGGCGGCTAAAGGCAGTAATAGCTAGCGGCCCCGCCTACTGTAAATTTAGGCCCTAGTTTTACAGAATCGCCGTAAGAAATACAGGCAACAATAGTTGCCAGAAAGCCAAGTATATGAGTAGAAGAGCTAATGGGGCTAGGCCCCGAGTACGCAGGGAGCCGCCAGTCCCAGCAAAGACTGCAGAGGATAGGATGGTTGAGTCCCTAGATGAACTTAGCTTCTTTCAGGAGTTTAAGGCGGAGCTGTTGCCGGATTTACGGAAGTTGGTTGAAGGAGGGGCGCCTACTAAGGAGATACTGGAGAGGGCGAGGGCCCTTGCGACGGCGCGGCTAGCTTCCCTAGCTGCCCTGGAGACCGACTCAAGGACGGCCCTTGTAGCCATTAAGGAGCTGATGGACAGGCTTGATGGGAAGGCCACGGAGCGTAAAGAGATTAAGCACTCGATGGAGCAGCTGCGGGATGAGGAGTTGGATGCGCTTGTGATGACCGCGATGAATGAGGCTGAGGATGGCGAATAGGGCTGCGGAGAAGCGGGTTAAGCATAGCGAGTCGTGGTGTAAGCATAAGAGGCCCTTCGGTAAGAAAATAGCTAATAAAAAGATACGGCAGCGAGATAAAAAGAAGGATGAGCGCGATGGCAGAGAAAAGTAGGGGCGAGCTAAAGAGCAAACTTTCGAAGTTGACTAAAGAGCAGAAGCTGCAGCTCCTAGATGCCATAGAGGAGAAGAAGCGTAGGAAGCGAGAGGCCAGAGCCGCATTTGTACCACATGCGGGACAGTTGCCCATTATTCAGAGTGAGGCTAATAAGCGAATCGTAATCGCAGGAAATGGATGCTGGGCCCCAGGAACACTGGTTAGAATGTTTGATGGAAGTACAAGGGCCGTTGAGGACGTGAAGGTAGGCGACTTACTAATGGGCCCCGATTCTACATCGCGGGAGGTCCTGAGGCTGTATCACGGCGAAGAGCAGATGTACAGAGTCGTGCCTAAGTGGAGTGAGCCATATAAGGTGAATGCCTCTCATAAATTATCCATCTACCGCTGGGGCCATGACGAGTTGAAGTATGAGGAGCCCCTGGTCAGTGAGTTTGTTAATTGGAGTGAATCGCGGAGGCGGGTATCTTATCAGTGGAGGCCGAAAGATGGTATTGAGTACAGTGAGAAAGCACTCCCACTTAATCCGTATATCTTTGGAACCTGGCTAGGGGACGGCTCCTCCCATTCATTGTCTATTACTACTATGGATGAAGAGATTAAGCAGGCCTGGGATATAGAGTTTCAAGATTATTTTTGTAGACGCTCTATTAAAGAAGGAAACAAGGCAAGTACCTATAGTTATACACAGCATGTTCCGAATAAAGGCTCTGAAGGGTTTCAAAAACTAGTTACTTTAGGAGTTAAAAATAATAAGCATATCCCAGATGTTTATATGAAAGCAAGTATAGACCAGAGGCTGCAGTTGCTGGCGGGCCTGGTTGATACAGACGGTTATTATAACGGTACTGTAGGAATTGAGATTACTCAAGTACGAAAAGGACTGGCAATACAGATTAGAGAGCTAGCTCACAGTTTAGGGTTTGCGGTCTCCTCAGATGTAAAAGTTATCAATGGAGTTGAGTATTATCGCCAATACATTTACGGCAGTCTCCATAGAATTCCATCGCGGCTTGTAAGGAAACAGGTTAGTGCTGAGTATAAAAAGCAGAGAGATAATTGGCGTGAACCATTTACTATTGAAGATGTCGGGGTAGGATCTTTTTACGGTTTCACAGTATCAAAAGACAATCTTCTACTACTAGCTGACTATACTGTACAGCGTAATAGTGGAAAGACGGCGCTTGGTGTTAATGAGGCTATGTGGGCATTAGATGGGTATAATCCTATTACTGGTAAGTATACTCCAGTACCTGCTAGAGTAGTTGTATTACTTGACTCACCGGAAAAAGTTGGAGATGTTTGGCTCCCTGAGTTAAAAAAATGGCGGGCTATAGAGGATGAGCAACTTCATAAACGAGGCAAACCTTATATCACAGAAATTGCATGGCCCAATGGCTCCACAATTCGTTTCATGTTTCATGAGCAGCAACCAATGGCATTTGAATCCTTAGAAGCTGATTTTGTTGTGTGCGATGAGCCTCCAGCCAGAAATGTCTGGATTGCATTATTACGGTCTGGCCGTAAAAAAAATAGTAAGGCACGTTTCATTATGATAGCTACTCCGATTAGTCAGGCGTGGATTCGGTCATACTATACAGAATGGGAAAAAGGAAACTATCCTGACACGGAATTCTTTAAAGGTTCTACTATTCAAAATGCTGCCAATCTTGCTGAAGGTTATATTGAGGAATTCAGTAAACATCTTACAGAGGCAGAGAAGCGCACACGACTTCATGGGGAGTTTTTTAATACAGACGGGATGGCACTGGCTGGACTGTGGAAGCGCGAAAAGCATTTAGTTAGGGCGACGGATTTACCGACTGGATATGAACAGTCGTGGCCACATGTAATCTCAATCGATCCACATCCGAATAAGGCCACCTATGCTTGCTTGCTGGCCGCTGCCCCTAATGGCAAGAGATACTATGTGGGCGAAACAGCGCAGAAGATAGTTCCTAGCAGGTTTGCTAACTGGTTAAAGAGTAACTGGATGACCACACACAGAGTTGTGGATATTGTTGTCGATAACTTTGGGAGCGGCGATTTTACGGGCGGCGAGGGCTTTAAGTCTTTTATCGAAGTTATGAATCAGAGTGGGGTTAGGGCGAGGGCCACCTCCTATGATGAGAAGAAGGATGCGGAGTTTTTAGAGAGGCTGCAAGAGGGCCTATTTATACCAGAGGGCGGGCAACCCATGCTGCAGTTTGTTCTGGGCCAGTCTTCAGGAGTAGTTCACGATATTGAGAATGTTCAATGGAAAAAGCAGAAGGGTACCGAAGACTTCCAACCTAAGTTAGAGATTGGAAACTCAGATTACTTAGCTTGTCTTAAATACGCCCTAGCTACCAACTTGACTTTCGATAACGCCCGGCGTAAGATACACAGGACAGTTTCCAATTCGCCGTGGGCTGGAAAGTCTAAAGATGGCGGCTACATGCAGAAGAGTTGGGCGACTAAGAAGGGCGCTGACGACGATGACTGGTAGCGTGTTATACTTAAATAGGACGCTAAACCGCACTGAAAGGGCCTAACTACATGAATTTACAAGCTGATAAAGATGTAATTGAGCAAGGGCGTAAAAATACACTTGAGGGTGAAATCCCAGAAGCGTCGTTAAAAGATCAAATTCCTAAGAAGCTGGCCAAAAAACTGAAGGATATGGGAGTTGCAGCTCAGATATCTGAGATGTGGCATGTAGGAAATGCTAATCGAGCGGAGTACTTAAAGACGCAGCGTGATTTGCTCTCTGAGTTTGAAGAGTTCGTAAAGCCGATCTATCCAGCCCCGTATGCTTGGTCTAGTACTCTGCACTTACCAATTGCATATACTCTTTGTAGAACTTTCCACTCACGAATGAATGCAGCCCTCCTGAATATGGATCCTCCATTTACAGTTGTTGCTAGAAAAGAAGCCAACTCGGATCGAGCACCTCTAGTTCAAGAAGTTATGCGCTATGCCACAAAAGAATGGGCAAATGAGTATAAAGGAATTGATGAGATTCTAGATCGTTGGATATGGGCATGGGTTACATCTGGTCGCGGTATTGTTAAATATCGTTGGGATGAAAAGTTCTCTCGGTTCGTTGATGTAGTAGAAGTCCAAAAACCTGGAGCTCCTAGATACGAAGTAGATGCTAATGGCAATGAGGTTATGATCCCTACTGTTCGTATTGAGGAGGAGGAGCAAGAGCGCGTAATACCGCTTTTCCAAGGCCCGTGTGTAGATTTTGTTCAGTCAGAAGATCTAATGATTGTTGGCGGTGATGGCGATCCAGATAAAGCAGATGCAGTATTGCATCAACAGTTCCTTACAGCTAGCGAGCTCTGGACACTTGTTGATCGTGGTATTTTTGATGCCGAAGCCGTCAAAGAGGTAATTCAGGGCGGCCCGGACATGATGTCTTCAGATATGACTGGCGCATTGAAACAAGAGCGCGCAGATATCAGTCAGACTGGACCAGTAGATGATGTCAATAGTCTTGATAGATACCGAGTACTAGAGTCGTATATCCGACGCGATGTAGACGGAAGCGGAATAAACAGTGACCTTATTGTCTGGGTGGCGCCCACTTCTGGAGCTCAACTAAGAGCTACATACTTACTGCGTGTTAGCAAGTCAGCTAGCCGCCCGTTCGCAGTTATTGACTTTCATCGTAGAACAGATACTACTAATCCAGTAGGTTTAGTAGAGCTTACTTATACTCTTGCAAAAGAGATCGATACACAGCACAACATGCGAATAGACTTCGGCCTACTATCTACGCTCCCATTTGGATTCTATCGCGCCTCTAGTTCTATGGCTGCAGAGCGTATCCCTATGGAGCCAGGGGCCATGATTCCTCTGGATAATCCACAGTCAGATGTATACTTCCCAAATTTAGGAAACCGTACCAGCTTTGGAATGCAAGAGGAGCAAGCTCTCTACTCTATGATTGAGCGCATGACTTCAGTTTCTGACTTATCTCTCGGAGTGCTTGGAGCACAGGGAGCAGCTAGAACTGCTACAGGGGCTCGAGTTGTTGCCAATGAATCAAATACTAATTTGGATATCTACCTGAAGCGGCTGAACCGGGGATTTAAGAAATTACTCCATGGTATGTTTGAACTTGTCCAGGAGAAAATGCCAGACGGTCTTCAATTTAGACTTATTGGTGATGATGGAAATAATTATTGGGCTAATGTTCAGTCACGGGCTGAATTAGTTGGCATGTATGACTTTGAATTAGAAGGTTCTTCTGCTAACTCTAATAAACAAGTCCAGATGGATACTGCACAGCAAATCTATCAGATGACTGGAAGTCCTCTTGATATCCAACTTGGTATTATCTCCCCACAAGAACGATATGAGGCAATTAAGAACCTGTTACAGGCAATGGGAGTCAAGAATTATTCGAAATTTATTAGGAAGCCGCAAAATGCGTCTAGAATGTTTACTCCTGAAGAGATAGCTAATAGAGTACTTGCTGGAGTAGATGTCCTATTAGGCCCTGAACAGGATCTAGAAGGGTTTGTAGCTTACGTGCAACATATCATTGACCATGACGAGTTGTTGGGCCAATTTGATCAGAAACAAACTATTGCTTTGGCTGCAAAACAAAAAGAAGCTGCTCAGATGCTGCAGGCCCTCCAACAAGCTGCTGCTCAACAGTCTAATGCAATGCAAATGCAGCGTAATGCGGCGATGTCGTCTGAACAGACCGGGGCAGCTGGTTTCCAAGCAGCCCCTCCTCCAGTACAATAAATGTTGACACCGTGCCTAGTTAGAAGTACAATTAGGCATGGTAGAATTAGATATGGATGAGCGTGATGCGCTCTTTGAACTTGCAGATAGCGAAGGTTACAAAATACTGGTTGATAAGGTTTTACCTACTCTAATCAGTCAACAAGCCAAAAATGTGCTCCACCTTCCACTGGACAAGTCTGAGAGCGTTCACAACTTATCTATAGAACTTGCTCGTTATCAAGGGGCAAGAGAGCTGTCACTTAAAGTGTCGACTCTGAAAGAATTCTTGAAGAAACTGCAAACTACCAAGCGAGGTTAGCAGTTTACTGTGGATCGCTGACATACCGTAAGGTAGCTCATCCTTGACCTAGGATGTAAAAAGGGGAAAATTATGTCGATAGATAATGAGCAACAAGGCTCAATGCCGCCTGGTGCGGATAATTCTGAAGCTGAATCAAAACAGCGTACTATGGAGTCTCTTCAAGCAGAGATGAACCGTAAAACGGAAAAACTAATGAACGAAAATCAAAAACTTGCCCAGCGTATGGAGGAGTTGATGAGTATGCTTACTCCTAAGCAATCATCTCAACCCGCGCAAGAGGATGATTTAGAGACACTTGTCTATAAAGATCCAAAAGCATATGCTGCAAAAATTAAAGCAGAGGCTGCCAGAGAAGCGCAGCGCGCCGTATCTGAATCAATCAATCAGCAGCAGCAATCTAATGCTATTTTGTCCCAACTCACTAATGAATATCCAGAGCTTTCTGATAGCCAGTCAGAACTGACACAAAAGGCCGTCGAAGCATATAAGGCCATGTCTGCTGCTGAGCGCAGCTCGCCGATTGCTTATAAAACAGCAGTTAGAGATGCTGCCGCTGAACTTGGGATACTGCCTAAGAACAAACGAAAGTCTGGATCTGACGACTTTACAATGTCTGGACAATCCTCTAGCGAGAGCCGTCGACAGGCATCTTCAAAAGAACAACAAGCTATTGATAATAAAACTGCTGAGTTTGCAAAATTGCTGGGCCTTGATCCTAGTGATAAGAAAGTTGCAGAGCGGCTTAAACAACGCAACCAGCGTAAAAACTGGTCTCGATGGGAGTAATAAAAAATGTCAAAATCTAAGCCTACAGTTCAAGATAAAGAACTTTCGACTAGCATGCCAGTAGATAACTATGACTTTAATGATATGACTACTATTGATTCAGCCTTGAAGGCCGAATTGGATAGTAAGAATCTAGAATACCGCTGGGTTAATGCTAAGAAGCTGCAAGAAAACTACGGGTTTGACCCACGCCAATGGACGCCCTATCGTAGCGAAACTGTTAGCAAAAATGCTTTTAGTCAGCGAGATTCAGAAGGATATGTTCGGCGTGGAGATCTAATCCTAGCTGTTCAATCTAAAGAAATTGCGGCAAAACGTCGTAATGTCGTAAAAATGAAAAACGATAGAAATAAACAGCACTTACGTCAATCTGCTAATGAACTTAAAGATACTTTTAGACGTGCTGGGGTTAAAGCCAACATTTCTGAAGGTTATGACGAAAACGAATAGTAGTACGCCTCCAAAGATAGTGTATAATTTAAGTACGGGCAACTGTTGCCCTACTTGTATAACATCTTATGGAGGCTTTTAATGGCTAATAAAGATCAAAACCAGGGCCTTAGCCCTGTCGGTAAACTGATTTCAGCTAATGAGTATGAAGCTGGTTCTACCATTTATCCCGGTGACCTTGTAAAGATTGCGAACGATGGCCAATGTGATCCTTGTGCAGCAAGTGAAGCTGCAATCGGTGTTGCGTTGACTTATGCTTCTGGTGCTGGCCAAAAAGTTATGGTTGCAGACAGCCCTGATCAAAGATTCTTGATCCAGGCAGATGATGCTACTATCGCAGCGCAAACTAACTTGGCTCTTAACTATAACATTACAGTTGGAACTGCTTCTACTCTTTATAAGCGTAGTGCAATGCAACTAGACTCTTCTACTGGAGCTACAGATTCAATTCTGCCTCTCCGCGCCCTTAACATCGGTCAAGCAGTTGACAATGCTTTCGGAAGCAAAGTAGACGTTATTGTAAAAATCAACAATCATTCTCTCGGTAACAAAATCGAGGGTGTTTAATTAGGAAGGAATAAAACATGACTGCACCAGTTTTTATGCGCAGCAATTATTCTGATCTTTTTGGTAGCTCAATGCTTCCAGCTCTCGAAGAGCTTTTCAGATCAGAACTCGAACAGCACCCCTCTCGACGTGAGCAACTCTTCAAAGTTGTTCCACATGACCGGGACATCTATCAATCTAGCGAACTCCATGATATGCCTCTGTTCTCTGCAGTATCAGAAGGTTCTGACTACTCTTTCTCACGCCCTAAGCAGGGTGCTAGCAAGACCCTTACTGTAGTAAAGTATGGTTTGGGGTTTTCTATCTCTGAAGAAGCTGTAGACGATGGTAAATTTGATTTCATCGCAGATGCTATCCGAAAGATGGCTCGTTCTGCTCGTGAATCACAAGAGATCGCTGCTATGGATATCTTTAACAACGCTTTCGGATCTGCTACAGTTGCTGATGGTTTGTCTTTGTGCAATACTGGACATACACTTCCTTCTGGACTGACTTTCCGTAACCGACCTTCTGCAGAAGTTGACTTGTCTGCTACATCTTTGGATGCAGCTTTGACAGATTTCGATTCTCAGTTTGTTGGAGATTCTGGAATCATCTACAAGATGTCTCCTAAGAAACTCGTTGTTCCTTCTGGTTTGAAGCGATATGCTATGGAACTTATCGGATCTGAGTTGAAAGCTGATTCAATGGACAACAACATGAACAGTCTTAAATCTGAAGGCCTCCAAGTTGTTTCTTCTCCACACCTTACTGACTCTGATGCTTGGTTCTTGGTCGCTGATCCTATGGATACAGGACTCCGAATCATCTCTCGTAAGCCTATCGAAACAAAGGCTGGCGGATCAGATGTTGGCTTCATAAACGACAGCATCCTCTACAAGTCTCGTTATAGAGAACAAGTTGGTGCAGTTCATGCTTATGGAGTTTGGGGAACACAAGGTATCTAATAAGATACTATAGGAGGCACTATGTCTACAACAGCTAGTAACATCCAGGCGGCAGGTATTAAAGTATCGTCGTCTGGTACTTTGCTTACTAAAATTTTAAAAGGAACTGTATCAGTTACGCTCGCTGCAACAGCAGCAGCTGCTGAAGAAGACGTTTCTTTGACTATTTCAGGCGCAGCGGCAGGTGACATTGTTATCATGACGCCCCTGAATGCTTCAATGGAAACAGGAGTAGGAATTGTAGCAGCGTGGGTTTCTGCAGCTAACACTGTAAAGGTTAGAATCACAAACTTGCACACTAGTTCACTTACAGGTTCTACTGCAAGCTGGAGTTATTGCATTATACAGAGTTAAGATGTATAAAGGATTATACAGAACTCTCTACGGGGGTAAACAAGTAAAGTTGTTGCCCCCTATTTTTTAAGGAGATTAAAGAATGGCAAATTCATATAGTGGAAATGTAATTTATGTTGATACTACAGGTTATACATATAGTAGTCATGCAAAAATTTGCGCTGTAAAGTATATTGGAAACGCTTCTGGTACTGCGGTTATTACCCAAGGAACGTCTGGCTCCGGGGCCCCCGTATGGCAGGAGTCTGGAACTGCAAATTTATCTGTAGATCCTATAGAAGCAGTTTGTGATGGCTTCCATGTAGCTGTTACTAATAGTGCCAAGGTTTACATATACTTAGAAGCTGACTAGACAATCTATTTATTTGCTAATAATGATATAATAGAAGTCAGGAGCGGCTAAATGGCAGTTGTTTATCAAAGTGGATCGGCCTATATAAATTCTACCGGATTGATGATCACAGGCAGAGCTAAGGTGGCCTACTTGTTATTTACTTCCGATGCAGCTGCTGACTCTGTTACTCTTATCGACAATACTAGTGGTTCAACGCCTGTTAAGTTAATTATTAAATCTGCTGTAGCAGATGAAACAGTCATGTTAGACTTCTCTAGAAACCCATTAGTTTTTAATACTGGCATCTATTGCTCTGCGATAAGTGCCAACTGCCACCTTACCCTTGTCCTAACTACTAGTGGAGGCTCTTAATGGCCGCTTATAAATTAACAGACTTCAGTGATATTTACACCGCCGTCTTAGAAGAGTTAAAGGTACAAAGTACCGATACTACCACGCTAAATAGAATCAAGCGCATGATCAACATGATGTATCTTGATGAAGTTATACCGGCCGCGCGCTGGTGGTGGCTATATGGGCATACTACTGTAACTCATAATGAGTATTACGGAGCGGGAACTGTTAGTGTAACGCCCCTCTCTACAACTGTAACTCTTTCTACGGCCCCCTCATCTAGTTATGGAGATTCTGGAAGTTTTTTAAACTACTTCTTCTCTATAGATGGCAAGAATGAGATCTACAGAATAACAGCACACACTGCCCTATCTACTACAGTGACTATTGATCGGCCGTTTAATACAGAATTAAATACCGCAGCCAACTATAAGATTTGGTCCGATTCTGTGGCCCTCCCCACGGATCTACGAGAAACAGTAGATGTATGGCATGATCATAATCGAGATAAGATGATGTCTCGTGGTTTGCAAGAATTTCGACAAGTTGTCGCACAAGATCCAAAAGCTGAATCTAGACCGCAGCATTATGCAACTGCTGACTTCTTTGATCCGTCTACTGGAGACTCTGAAGCTGAATCTGATCGATATCGACAATTAAAAGTATATCCTTCAATCTCACAATATAAGACACTGATTAAAGTAGACTACATGAAAGAAGCAGCGGCGCTTGATGTTGCGGGTGATGAGCCCCTAATGCCTATCGAAGACCGTATTGTTTTATTCTATGGAGCCCTCAGCTTAGCTTGGGGAAGTATTGGGCGCAATCCTGAAGAGGCCATGCGCAATCGGCAACTGTTTGATGCCAAGTTAGCTAGAATGATGGGAAAGATCCAAGACTCTATGGACAAGCCGCGTCTAGAGCCAGAGAGTCGGTATATTCTAGCAAAACGCGCAGGCAGAATATCTCCATTCGGTCGCGGAGCACTATCAGGCGGAGGACAATCTAGTTATACATCGCCCAGTTACCTTGAGAATCCTACAATAAATGGAGCTACAGTTTCTGGAAATATAACTGTAAATTCTGGGATAACTATTGATGGACGAGATATATCTGCAGATGGCGCCGCTTTTGATGCGCATATAATTGATACTACAACACACGGAACTACTGGAGATATAGTTGGAACTTCTGATTCTCAGATCCTTACTAATAAAACTATCGACTCAGCCTATAATACTGTATCAAATATCGTAAATGCCAATGTATCAGCTTCTGCTGCAATCGCAAAGACCAAGATTGCTGCTGGCACTGTGTCACGGGTAGAAGTAACTGATAGTTCTGGTTTATTAGTTGAATCTGCGATAACTTCAACAGAATTAACTTTCTTGGATGATGCAGAGCCGCTCGCATCGGCCACACTTGCTGATAATACTGCGGTAGCAACATTAGTAACTGGCTGTAGTTGGGCCGTTGCATCATTTAATGTAGCGACCATTGAATATTCTATAACTAGAGGTGCTGCAATTATTGAAAAGGGAATTATAAATTTAGCGTCCGACGGAACTAGTACAGCAATAGCACAGGGAGCCGTGGCGTCTATTGGAACAACTGGAGTTACCTTCACGGCGGACGTTAATTCGTCTAATATGCGCCTTCTTTATACTACAACTAGCACTGGAACAGCGGCAACCATGAAGTTTACTGTAAGGAAGCATTTAGCTTAGGAATGATATAATATACATAGAACCTGCGGAGAATGAAGCATGGCAAATGATAGTTTTAAAGTAAAAAAATCTCTAAATATAGAGCCTGTTGCGAGTGCATCACCTACCGCCAAAGGTGATATCGTTTATGATAGCACGTCTGATACAGTTAAATACTATAACGGCTCCTCTAGGACTGTAGTTAATACCGATGAGGCGCAGAGTTTAAGTAATAAGACGCTGGCATCTCCTACGTTCAGCGGGACTATTACTTCTGGATTAACTGCCTCTAGAGCCCTTGCGACTGGAGCCTCTGGGGAGTTGGCAGCCTCCTCTGTCACATCCACTGAACTCGGTTATGTAAGTGGAGTAACTAGCGCCATCCAAACACAATTAGGTAATAAAGTAGCCTCTACATCCGGCACCCTCACTTCTCCTACAGTAACTAATGAAATAACTCAGGCGCATACAGCCACCCCATCAGCCCCAGCCTCTGGTTACATGAAAATATATCCAAAGTCTGACGGCAAATATTATACATTAGACAGCAGTAGTGTTGAAACACAATTAGGATCAGGCGGTTCTGGAAAGAACTATCTACAATCAGTTTTTGATGGAGCCTCTGTAACTGGGTTTACTGCTTACGCGGACGCAGCAGCTAGTATCCCAGTAGACATGACTGGCGGTTCACCTAATGCCGACTTAACATTTGCAGCAAGCGCCTCCAGCCCCCTCACCGGAACGTCTTCGATCTTATTTACACATACTGCAAATAATAGACAAGGATCTGGCTGGTCTGCGACTATCTCATTGGATGTTAGTGATCGCGGTAAGGTGCTGGCATTTTCAATGAACTATGCCATCGCGTCTGGAACTTATGCCTCTGGTGATCTAGTATTTTATGCGTATGATGTGACTAATTCGGTCTTAATACAATCTACTCCCTATTCTATACTTAATCACTCATTAGGTTCTGATCGGTTTTTTGCTGAGTTACAAACCTCATCCTCAACTGCTAGTATCCGAATAGGTTTCCATGTTGCGACTTCTACAGCCACTGCATACACCATGAAGATGGACGATATGGTATTTGGTCCTCAGGCTAAATTATATGGAAGCGTTGCGACTGATTGGATATCTTATACACCTACATTTGTGGGAGCAGGTTCTCCAACTATAACTTATGGACGATGGAGACGAGTAGGAACAGATGTAGAACTTGATGTAAAAATGGTTGCTGGAACTCCGACAGCAGTTCCGCTAAGCATGTCACTCCCGAATAGTATTACACCGGATCCATTCAATACTGGAGTAAGGTCTGTTGGATGGTTAGTAAAGGGTGCGGCGACCGAGTATAGCTTATTTACGGCTCTGATTAACACTGCTACAGGTAATTTGGTATATTTTGGCGGCGCGGCGGCGCACAGTTCTGCCAAAAACCCATTAACAGTAACTAATGGTGATGCTGTTTTAAGTCCGGGAGATACAGTTGTAATTACAGCAAGATTTCCGATTACTGGCTGGTCAACTTCACAAGTACTAAGTGACTCAGCAGATACTCGAGTAGTTGCGGCATGTATTACCGGAGATCCAGCCTCTGCA